GAAGTCCTGATTTTGAGTCACTGATGCTGCATCTTTACTTGCAGTGTTACCTGCTAAATTAGTTATTTGTTTACTGTAAACCCACGGATTAGCCCACTGACTAAATCCTGCTTTTCTTAAATATTTTTTAAAACCATATGACTTATCAGAAATAGTTTGCTCCATTCCTGCATAGTGTTGCCCTGCTTCTACTGAAGCTCTTTCAAGTTTACCTAACTGATACCCAACAAGAGATCGGTTAAAGTTTTCTAAAGGTTTTACTAAATCTAATAAAGCATTAGAACGTGCAGGAGGTGCAGCACCTACAACACTAGGAGTCGCTATCTGTTGATTAGACCCAAGCGAAGGTGAACCTAAGACTTGTGAAGGATTGGGAGAATATCTTTTTTTAGCGGCCATTATTAAGTGTGTTGGTAGAATTTAAAATCAGGATCAGGAGCAGCACCTTTAAGTTGTGACTTAGCTCCTACTTTTGGAGGTTTTGTTCCAGCGTATGCTCTATGTATATCCATTCCTTTAGAGGCAAAATCAAGAACAGCAGCTAAAGGTTGTGCTTGGTCAATAGGTCTAGCATTAGATACGAGTTGAGCTTTAGTAGCTAGATTAGTATTAACCATGCTTTGTCGATATTTGTAAACAGAACCTTCAGTGTCTCTTGTGTTTGCGTGTCTGACAGCCGCAGAGTGAGCTTTAAACTCATCCATTTGAGCGTCTATAGATTCACCTGAAACTCCACTTTCTAATGCTGAAAGCGTTGATGATGAAATAGCTCGCATAGCTGCTGTTTGAATCTGTTGATCTTTACGCGAAGCTATTTCTTCAGCTTCAGTTATGTTTTGATTAATAGCAGATATAGTAGCAGCAGATTGTTCTACCATGCTCCCTGAAACACGCTTTTGATAATCTTCTTGTGCTTCAGCTTGTTGTTTTTTTCCAAGATAACCTGCTCCAGCAGATGCAGCAGCAATTGCTAACGATACAGGTTCACAAGCTAATATGGGTATTAAATCAAACATAACGACTAAATAATATAAATTTCCTTTTCTCTACTCCGTAGTTTTCTATCTCCTCGATAAATTCAAAGCCCATCCATTCGAGCCAATTAAGGTGTACTTCATTACGGGCATCAATAACATTGTACAACATTTTGTATTTTTTGTGTAGTTCATTTAGCCATCGTTTTGAATGTCTGAGGAAAGTTCGTCTGTTGGCAGTGAGATCGTCAGTTCCGAGCATCCAAACCACACCGCTTTGGGGATCGCCAGAGTCACGTGTACCGAAGATTCCGCAAGGTCGTCCATCTGTTGTCTTGATGGTGAAGCAAGGAGATGACTGTTTGACTCCATCGATAAGCACTCGTACAGCAGGTCTGACGGTGACTGCAGCGATTTCGTCCCGATCACAGCTTCGCAAGCTCCCTGCCATCCTACTGGCATCTTGTTCTGTTGCTCGTTCAACATACAGTTTTCCTAAATTCCATCTAACTTCTCCATCTACTTCCTCTTGAAAATGCTCTAGCTTCATAATCGATACTTAAAAAATCAGATGGATAAGGAGAATCATTTTTAAGCGTCAACTGAAGCCTATCGTTTTTCTCCTGAATAGCAAAAGCATAAAAACCATTTTGTAATTCAGAGGTTCCATCTATTAACCCTTGCTCAATTATAGATAAAGAAAAAGTGTTTGTAACATTAGTTTGAGCGGATGTAATTAAGTTAGGGTTGTGAAGGACATCTACTGTAAAATACCTTGCGTTAGCATATTCTAAATAAGCACGTTGTATCTGGTAGCGTCCCGTCTCTGTAGCTTTAGCTGACTTAAGGAAGGGTTGACTAAAGGTGTATTCCATTGTGTAGGGTTCACCTATAAAGAAATTCTTACTGGTAGGAACAGTACATGTAAATACGTTTGTGTTTCCATGAGTACTGCTACTGAATTGATTACCGTCTTCATCTACTAGCTTCATAGTGCTAGTCACTTTGTAGTTACTAGGTAATGTAACTGAGCTTGAAGTTACACCTGAAGAAGGTTTATCAATGCGGTGATCTAGGCAAACTTGATAATCCATTGTGCCTGAAGCTTTAGCATCTTTGACATCATCTTCAAACGTTATAGATTCTAGATACATTACAGAACCACGCTTTATCACCATGTAAAGAGTAGTGTCTATAAATGAAATATCATGAATGAAATCTTGAGCAGCTCCGAAGTTATATTTAAACCACGCTGATTGTACTTTTTGATTCTGTTCGTTATTAAAATATTTATAAACGTATAGAGTAGCTGATGTTGTGTCGTCTGTGATGCAACATATTACATCTTCATTTGATGTAGAAGCGATCTTGCGAATGTTTCCTTTAATATATTTAGGAACATGAGACGTAGCATTGGCCACTTCCATTTGATCAGCATCTTCTTGTGATACACCTAGCTCTCCTACGCCGCTGTATCCTGTTCGTTTAAATGCGTAATAAACTGAGTTACCACTAACCACAGGTTTAACTCCTACTATATTATCAATTTCGTTAGCAGGAGAAAGTGTTACTGTTTTAGGTGACAAGAATGGATCAGCATCTAATACGAACTGTGTCTGGTCACTGAAGATAATTAAACGTTCATTATAAGGTATTGCACTATGCAACTTGCTTACTTTGTTAGTGCTTGCAGTTACATCGATAGGAGCTGTATCCAACAAAGCTGCTACTGTAGTTCTGAAGAAATTAAAATACTCTCCTGCTTCACTAAAAATTATATTCTCACCAGAAAGGAACCCCAGACGATTCCTAAACAGAAAAATATCGTTAATAGTAGTGCCAGTAAATGAGGGGAAAGGGTTACTTTGGTTGTCTCCTGCTTGTCTTTCATTCCAATCTATTTCTTTTAATCTGAAAGTTATGTTATTGCTTTCGTCAAATTCACGCAATATAGAAACAGGCATGGTACTTGCTTTAAATTTATACATTTGCTCGTACCCTAAACACTCAACCCAGCGGCCTTGTTGTAGTGTGTCTAGTTCATTAGGATCATCGGCTTCAAAGCGTAAGTAATAATCATCTGCAGCTTCTCTAGCATTTCCTACTACTTTTACAATATGCCCATGACGACATACATCAGGAAGGTCTGCTGATTCACCTACTTCAAAATAAGTTAACTTGAGGCCACGCCCTCCTAAATCATCTTCAACTGTAATTTGAAATTGTTTACGATCAGGTGCTTGTAAAGCTATAGTGTAGCCCTGTTGTTGTACTTGCCAGTTTGTTTCAAACCCTAACAATCTTTTATTAGAACCTGAAGCATTAGCATCATATAAATACCCAGAGTTGTTTGATTGATATGTTAATCCAAAACCTTCTTCTTTTCCCGCAAGTGCGTCATCTGTAGCGGCTGCACTACCTGTTGACCCTACTGGCTTTTCAGTGATTGTTCTTCCGTTAGCTTTTTTAGGGGCAGTGTTTATCCATTTTCCTGCAACTATTTTAGCACTACTTGCCAACATTTCTGCAATTTTTTCTGTGCCTGTAGCTATTTGGTTTGCTGATCCTGTCCACTTAGGTGTTTTGTACCAGTACTCTCCTGATTCTATTAAATTTACATACGCTCCATTTGTAGTATCCCATTGAGATCCTGTTAAAGCTCTTCCAGCTTTACTAGTGTAATACTTGCGTTCTACATTTGTATCTTTAACTGACGGAGAAAGGTAACCTGAAGTCATGTACTGTGTTGGTACTGTTGTTCCACCTGCTCCTACAACCCAACCTACATTAATAGATTCATCACGGCCACTTACGTATGTTCCTTTTCCATCGAACATAGCAAAAGGTTCACCTTCGTTTCCGACTATACATTTCTGAAACGTGTAGTAAGGTGCATTACTGTCGTCAGTTGCTGTCGCTGCTGTACTAGTGCTGTCGTTTCCTGTGAGAGTTTTTACTTCCCAGTTTGCTGCTAGGTCAGGTGTGTTTTTAAATACATCTATAAGGTCTTGTACAGTTGTTAAATGGCTTAAAGGGTCACTGTTTTTTGAAGCCCAAGAAAAATTACCGTAAATTGTAAGTTGATTGCCATCACGTGTCATTTCGTGGACAGCTATTCTTTCGTTTAGGTAATAATAATTTAATCCTTGATCAGTGTCATCGAACTGAGTTAGTTCAGTTGGTGGAAGTAAATCTGTGTGAGTTCGTGTTTGATTTTTAGCTCCTGCAAAATGAGGCATAAAATATGTATCGTCCCATTTCCAATGTTGAACAAATCTAATCTGCCAGTTGTTATATTTAGGATCACTAGTTTTACTTTGTATTCTTGCGATCCATTTATTTCCGTTTTTATCTCTATCAAAACCAGCAATGTCTACATAAGCTTTAGTTTCACCGCTGGCTCCTTCTATTAAAGCGGTCTCTGTAGGACTTGCTGCTGCTCCTACTTTGACTTTATATCGTTTACCATAATCTGCTGTTCTTGCTGTGATTATTGCTTCGTATCTTTTATCGTATTTAGGTTTACTGAAAGCTTCAGTTTTAACTGATGTGTTAACTAAGAAAGTGTGGTCAGCAACTGTTACTGCTTTTAAATTTGCATTAGGATTGTTTCCTTTAGTGATATAATCTAAACCTGAATCTATTATTAACGGTTTTTCAACACCTGTTTTGACATCGTATATTTGTATACCTCCTTTTTCGATACGCACTGTACCTACAGCATCGTTAGAACCTACAAAAGCGTTATCTGTTTCTGAAGTAGTGAACTGTCTAGGGTTACTCCCTGCTAAATAAGAAGAGCTAGTAGTGTCACCCCAGTATGCGATGTATACCCATTTAGGGTTATTTGTAGTGTTGTACGAGATTACATTACCGCTGTTGTAAATATCACTGTCAAATAATGTATCATTAAGATCAACATATTTATCAAGTGTAATAGTTCTAGCAGATATGTCAGCAGCAGTGACTTTAGCTCTATATGCTTTAGATAAATTAGAACGTGAACCTAACCGAATAACTGACCCTACTAATTTAGATGCGTCCCACCCAGAAGGCCACGTTGTTTCAGCCCCTCCTGCTCCTGAATAATCCCATTTTAATTTATTACCTTTATTGTGTGTTATAGCTCCTGTCCCGTCTAAAAGAACAAAATGAAGATTACTTGAAGAAGGTGACCCATCTCCTACCATGTTGTAGCCGTCATCGTCATTATCAGTTTGCCATTGTGTATCAACATGATAACCAAGATTATCAGCAATGCTGTTTTTGTTGCCTCCGATTTTTCCTAAAATAAAAGTATTAGTATTCCACGTTTCTACACTGTAAGAGCTGTTAGAATAAGTATAGTAATAGTTATAGTCATCAGGAACACGTAGTTCATATTCCTGTGTAGCGTCAAATAATTGAAGAGCTTTTCCTGTTAGATTTTCAATCCTAACGTGATCACCTGCACTAAACCCGTGATTAGCTGCAAAGGTCACTTCATACACACCGTCAACCCATTGATCTGTAGTGCCATCTTTAACTGAAGATATTCTAATAGAGTCTATTTCTGCTTTACCTATTTTAACAATCGAACCTCCTTTAGTTCTGCTTACAGTAATGTTGTGCGTATCTCCTGATGCGGAGATACTTAAAACATAATATGTTAATTTTGAAGACAACCCTCTTGGCAGGTTTCCACCTTTAGATACTATTGAAAATCTTACAGCATCATTTACTGATAAGGTTGTAGAAATATTAATAGAATTAACACTAGTGTTGAAACTATTGATTGTTATCGCCGTGTAAGGGTTAACAACTAGTGTATATTGTTCAGTGTTGTCTCTATTTATTGTATGAGCAAACGCAGTCCCACCTGTGTCTACAGTAATGTCACTAATAAACTTAGAAGGAGGACGCTTAACAAGTCCCTTAATTGGTGATGAGTATGCATTGATCTGTTCAGTAGCCTGAGAAGGATACCTTTGAGATTCAGCCTGTTGACTGACACCTTGTGCGAGACTAGTTGCAGCGTTCTTGACTAAGGGCATTATACTTTATACAGATTAGAGATCGAAGGTGTTTGTACATCTCTTCCTCTAGATATTGTATAATAAGGTAGAGCTGCACTGAATATATTAGACTCTGAGTTTTCAGACTCAGCTTGAATAAACTGTGCGTGAGCTGCTTGTTCTTCTAGAGCAGCCATTCTGACTAATTCTGGATCACCTACATGACGCTGTGCGAAAACACGTGCAGCTCTCATGGTGATAAATCTTCTGGCATATTCTGGCAACGCCTCACCTCCAGCACTAGCTTGCTCAAAAGCAATTTGATACGTAATGATTGCCTTTAAGTCTTCTTGAAATTCATAAGTAGCATTGTTCTTGTCATATATAAAACGACCACGGACTACTGGGTCTAAGTCGCTGTAACGATAAGTTGAAAAATCTACGTTCAGTGCAGTAGCAGGGGTCTCTATTCGTTTAGAATATTTAAGAGGACTTCCTGAAACATTAGTTGATGTAACAAATATGTTTGCACTGGTTACACTGGCTACTGTTGTTGCTGCATCGTTGATTGCAATGTTCTCTCCTTTGACTAAGTAGTGTGCAGCAGTAGTAGTAACTTGTGTTGCATTCGCAATGCTTAATCCTGAAAGAGTTGCTTGGCCTACATCTAAAGGAACGTCATGAAACATATTGAAGTGCCAGCCTTCAGATTGAACTGCTCTGTCTACTTCTTCTAAAATCTTCTGTGCATCTAATCCTTCTCCTGCTGTAGGCAGGGCTGCTAAACGTGATTGTCCTATAGTGGACAACATCTGATTGATTGCTTCTAATTTTCCTGTAAATGATCCGTAAGCCATGATGTTATAAAAAAAGAGGGAACCCCCAATATTTCAGAGGGTTCCCAGTGTTAACTATTATTAATCGTCGTTCGCGACATTAGTGTCACCCAATGCCTCTGGACGAGTACCATCAGACCAAACAACAACAGACTCAGGGCGAAGAGGCCCGTGACCCATGCTGTACTTGGCCACAAACAAGTTACCTTGACGGGCAATCAGATATTCTGACTCCATTGTCAAGTCTTGTAGTTTCAACGTACCGAAACCGCCTTTCTGGAACACGATTCCAGCTACGTGGGTGAAATCCAACTGATAATCGTTACCAGTTTGACCTTGCCACCTGTTAGGAGTACCAACCGAGTCCTCATCAGCAGACGGCAAGTGGTTACTTACCAGAATGTTGATACCTGCCAATTGAGTAATAGTACCTGTAGCAATAGAACCTTGACCTCCAATGTCTTTGTTGATGACCGAACCAGTAATAATATTATCACTGTTAATCAACTCATAGTACATCGCAGGAGTAATGATTGCGTAACGATCACTTGAAGGAACATCCTTCTCGTCCAACAATCGTGCAGACTCAAAGAGAGCATTGCGAATTGCTGTAGCATCAGGAGTGTTCCTTAGTTTATTGATGGCATCAGAAGCAGAAGAAGTGTTAGCAGCCATAGTTGCGTCTACCGCACCTACACTAGCTTTACTATACACAACTGAACCAGTCTTAGTTTGTGATGGAATATGAGCATCAGATGGAAGCAATACCTTTTTCCCTGCAGTACCTCCTGCAGCAGCAGCTTCTGTAGTAGATGAGTTCTTAGCACCTGTCTTGACAGCAACCTTGAGAACGTTCTTATCGAACTCGTTAGCCAAGGCTTCACCAAGCTGGTGTGTGTAAGGAGCACGTACATCGAAGTGACTTACCAGTTCATCAATAGACGAAATAAAAGTGTTAGACATCAACATTTTGTCAATGTGTATTAACACTTCAGTCTGTTTGAATTGGTTAAGACCACCGTTAGCTCCTGCACCTGTACCGTCAGCACCTAAGATGTCAGATCCGGGGGTGTAGTATCCTGCTCCTGCAGTTCCAATTACAGGGAACTGTGCCGATTTACCTTTAGAAATAGTTCTAATGGTATGTAACGGTTTCATGATGTTTTTCTCATCAAATACCGTCATTACTTCTCCCGCGAATTTCTTCAGGAAGAGACCTGTTGTATCATTAGCCCATTGGTTTGAACCAACGCGACCTTCTACACCTGCGACACTATTAGAGTTAGTGCCAAACAGATTACCTGCATAAGCCATATTATTTTATCTTTCTTTATATATTATTAAACAACTAAACGACCATAGCACTCACTATGATCTAACAATTCCCTCAGTTGTTGCTTCCAAGTTGTCTGTCGTAACAGGCTATTCGGCTCCCTCTTCGGGCAAATTCATT